TCCCAAATCTAAGGTTGACCCATTCTTTTTTAAAGTATAAGGTGTATAGGTGTCATACGAACTTTTTATTATTAAAACTCTTTTTGGCATTAACAGGTCGCGTGTGGGCGTCCCCTGTGTTAGATCAAGCTCACCATTCTTGTTCCTCTTATTCACCGAACATGGCATCCAAGGACCCATCTTCGTTAAAAACTCTCCACAAATTTTCATAATATTCAGTACGGATATTAGTATCGTAAGCTAAGAAGTTAGTATTGCCAACGTTGACAATTTGGTATGCATCCAGTTCAGCTAAGAACATTTCATCACACATGGCAATCGAAAGATTTTCATGGTAGTGATAATGTGTGTCAGGCTCATAATATTCGTAATCAATCAAGGGTTCTGGGACATAGCCACTTGCTGCATCTTAACCTAGCTTAAGAAAATCTGGGATTTCTTAATCTTCAACAGCAGCAAGGTAACCAACAGCACGTGCTATGTCTTCCCGGCTAAATGTAGATTCTACTTCAATGACTTCTCTGAAAGTGGTATCAACTATGAAGGTTCCAGCAACAACAGGTTATTCACCATACATTGTTTAGACAACTTCTCTTGGGGGCTGACTTTCTTTAGATTCAATAGGTGAGTCAGCAGATACATAAAGATCAAAAACTCCACCAAACATATCTCCTGGGGCTCGGGCACCAGAAGTGGGGACGGCATATATAACAGTGTGTTAATGCTTGCAGTCGGAAAACAAGTAATTGGCTGCTTCCTATGCCCCTTTGACTGCTTCGGCTCAGCATCATCTCTAGGTTGCCTCGGCAAATCTTGCTTTGTAAGTATCATATATCATCTTAATTTCAGCTTAAATTGAGTCAAAGTCAAAATGATCACGAGATATAATATAGGTGAATTCTCGGTCACAGTTAACATTTCTTCTGACTGCAGATTCAAGATAGTGAACGTGGACTTTAGCTGCAAAGCTTGCTAGTGTGTCATATCAGCTAATTGTTGCGTCATGGAATCAGATGACAGAATCACGGAAATCTTTTCTAGTGATGAAGCGGATCTTCTGTGCACTAAGGACAGCTTTTTGCAGAGGTTGGAATGCAGCGTTAGCTTGTGCGTCAATTTATAAGATGCGGGTAGTGCAGTGATCGGAATCACCAGTACAAATGTCTTATTAAGCTTTAAGCCTTCGTTTGGTATTATGTGCTTCATAATTGGGTGTTACGCGGATGACAGTTGGGGTTCGTTAATATTCTTCTCAGTTTTTTCCATGAACTATGAAGGATGCATCTACAACAAGTTTGAGGTTGGCAGTTGGATGATTAGCAAATGAATTGTTTATAGCTTATTCTTCAGGAGCAATATACTTGAGGACATAATAGTTGATAATCTCTCGGACGATTTGGTCAGTTGCAGCTGTATTTAAAGGTCAGGCAGCTCTAATGTCGCGGAGGAAATTTCGTCAAAGCTTGATATTTACAGTGATATCTTTTGCACGATCATTGAGCCGAATTTGATCATTGGAAGCATCATGAGCCATATCAGCTAGCTCTATTATGTTGATTTTTCGGGAGACAGCTTTATCAAGGACCTTAGCATGAAGAAGATTTTTAATAAGATTTTTAGCACTGGCATAGCTAAAGGGGGCTTATTGTTCTCTAATGTGTTCATGAGCTTGTGGTGCGTCAGTATCAGCAGTGGGGTCACTGAAATGAATCAAGTTCATGAGTACATTTATATCAAGTTCTTAGATGATTGGAGGGGGAATAATGTCTTCAGCGGCAACAAGATGGGGTAAGTCTTCATATCGATCAATGAGGTCCTCTAGAAAATCAAAGTCTCTTACTTCAATAACGTGACTCTGGGCTTATTAGATGCTTTAGATGACTCTGCTATGAATAGCTGAGTCAGCAAGTGCACGTATATCTCCAGAAATTTCCGGAGCAAGGGCTATAAACGGGGTGATTGAAACTGGGCAAGCATCATAACATATGAAAGTGGCATTGGCTTTCCTTTTCACAATTGCATTTGGATTAAAGGTAATGTACCATTTGGGAGTTAATATTTTGCCAGCTGCACAAGAAGATACAAAAGTTGCGTTGACAAGCGCAGTTTTGACAGCTTAACTTGTAGTTAAAAAGTCATGCATATTAGGATTATTGGAGATAGCAGTCCAATTAGCACCGACAACAAAGCTTGCACTTCTTATGACATTTCTATAGGAATTGAAATAGTGTTTTCGTGTGCTAAACCCAGAAGTTAAGCGTTTTTAACTTACATCGGGATAATGACCTGCAAGGTTTCTAATGCCTTGTTCTCCTGTTCAGGCTGCATCGTATGCACTAGCAAGAATTTCAGCACTACCTCCCATGACACCGACATACTTGATTAAACAAGCAGCCTTAGCTAATGTTTAGTCAACAATATTAGCAGAACGTACTGCATCATCGTCAGTGCCAAAAATACCCTTACTGACCCATCCGGCAGTATACCCCATTGAACTGCATGCTTAATTGATATATGCAGTAAATCCATGGAATTTCAAATCACAGGTATTAAGTGTTGCAATCGCAGCATTGAGGATTACGCTATTACTGATACATAAGACTTCTGTAGGTGCAGCAAATGTATGATTTACAACCTCTAATCCATGGATGGCAAACCATCGATCACGTATGGCTTTAACCATCTTTGCAGTTCTGTCACTCTAGAACATAACCATGCCAGCAGTTGAGACAGCAGCAAAGTTGCGTATCATTCTCGGGCCAAAGTTATAATGCTTACGGTCAATCCTTCCTAGGATGCGTTAGAATTTCCTACGTTTCTTAATTGTTAGGTTGGACTTAAGGGCAGTGGATGATGCGAGTTTTCCAATAAAGTTATCACGGAGATTACAAGGCATAGTTCCATATATTTCTGCCATTACACTAGCATCATGTTTCCCAGCAGTAAAGAGTCTTTAAAAAGTTAATTCAAGTTCATTTTCATACTGGCTTGATAACAAGTTGAGGAAGAATGGACATACTTCTTTGGGTTTAGAGGCGAGATGAGTCCTGATCATTACAGCTCGTTTGGTAATTGTGGAGTAGGCGTTAACAGATCTAACTGTAAAGGGGGAAGCAACAATTGGTGTGAATCCTACTCTCTTCATTGGAATGTTGGTTATATAATTGAGCCATATGTGGGTGTAATTGTCAATTTTCACTCTACCTCGAAGGCTCATGGCAACCATGCTGTAATAATTATGTAGGTTATCTTATTAAGGGACACCTTGTCAATGTAACATTGTTGGGAAATTTCACCCACCAAGTGAGTGAGGTGCTAGGGCGATATAAGCAGAGGCTTGAGGAGATGCATATTCGCGGCAAAAAACAGTTGAGTACTCAAGTGCTTTGCTTATTGCTCGGTTATATGCAAAGAAGGGGTCAGCTCCGGATCTGATAGATCCTTAAGCAGAAGTGAAGATGGCTCCAAGTTCTTCCTCAGCACTATGAAGAGTTACATCCATTGGGATACCGACCTTGATTCATGTTTTCAATCCTTATGGGACAAGCATACCATTGTAGAAGACCTAATTTAGGAACACAAATTTGTTCGTACCTTCAATAGATTTGACATCATCAACCTCTTATCCTAAGTTCCTATATGTTTCATCACGAATATATCTCATAGCATTTATAACTGTTGCAGTCTAGCCACTTCTGCACATATTCTTACTTTTATCAGAATATGTCATGTCAAGAATTGCGTCATCAATTTATACCATGCTGCAACTAGGTGCGGAGATCCATCCAGCATTAGTCATTTTAAATAGGATGTATTTACATATCATACTGTGCATATATGTATCCTAAGTACCCCAGAAGCCTTACACACCAGAATTTTTAAACGGGAACCTGACTCGATAGCCATATCGATTAATTACACTATCTACACGGTTCCACAAACCAGGGTAGATTTCTGGGTAGGGGCAGGTGGTCTTATTGAGTTAATACCTCATGAATTCAAGGATATGCGGTCTGTTTTAGCTAGGGGTTCATTGGCTAATATCATGTGAGCTTGTGAAGCGTGTAGTATCAGCCCATTATTTTCTACTTATAAACTTGAACACTTTAGCTTCGTCGATAGGCCCTTTGCCAATGATACACCCACGATTGTCAGGAATCATAGCACGCTAGTTAACTTCACATTCAGTTGAGAATCGTCTCATTATCATGTCAGCTGCACCAGTATAGCGTTTTTTATTTTACATTTTTGTATTCTCAGCCTTAACGGCTCAGTATATAAAGGCAGGTTTAATAATAGTATCCTTGATTAACTATTCTCTAATTTACTTAGCAGTATTTGTACCATCTATGGTCCAGCCATACTTTAATGCTTTAAGGAGTTCATTCCCAATTTCAGGCATTTTAAACTTGTCGGTCACTCTCTCGATATGTGTAGCATTTTTTGCACCGAAGAGCCAGTAATCAGCATCTTCAGTCCATTAATAGTCTTTTTCAATTCAGAAGGTTCCTCATGTTTCCCTGGGAGGATATCGAATTTTGCCTTTCATACATTTGTCAATTCAGTTACCATCTGGAAGGGTAACATTGGTATTAGGCAGTGTTTTATGGTTGGCGATATAACTGCAGACATCTTAAGTTTTGACAAAATTCATGAATCTTAACCATTCTTCATCATTAGGGATTTTCACATTTTTTCCCATATCTTGAATTGTAGCAGACATGACGCCAATGTCAGCATCTGTACCGAGGTAAACATGGTAGAATTTAAGTAAGTCAAGTTTTACTAAGTCAGGACATTTCAAATTAATGATTGGGGCAACAATCTATTTAATGCCAGGACAGATTAATTCAGCTTCTCTGTACATTTTTTTCGCTCGTTAAACTCCAATCTCAGTTCATTCCTTGTCAAGGTCGGGAAGTTCTTAGAGGGTTGCTTAAAAAATCAGATGGATACCTTTAGCCACAGCGGCAAAGTCGCTTCCGTGTCTGATAAGTTCACAGATCCTTCTTAAGCCGCGTCTACATGATGCTTTGAGAGCACGTCCAATATCATTCACATTATTACAAAACTTGGGCAAGGCAAAAGCATAGGTGGCATACTCGATCATGTTAGTTCATGATCTTAGAATGTCTACTCACTTTTTTACCGATTTTCTGTCGAGGATCAGGAGATCTCTTCCAAGTATGACTTGATACATACCCATAAAATAGTATGCAGTTAGGCCTAGTTTCTTTCAATATTTGCTGCGGACAAGAAATTTTTCATAATTATTCTTTTCTTCAAAACGGTTTGAGAATACAGGGTGTCTTCCTTTACAACCTATAAGGTCGGTTCGATTAGTATGCCCTGCACCAGCTAGCATGGCAAGGAAGGCATATCTGGACATGTTAGTCATACTAGCCATATCATATGTGTCAATATACTATGTTGCAAGGGCAGCCATGGAATTTGCACTAGCAAGATTATAATTGGCCTATATACGTTGAATTTCAATCGCAGTTGCACCTAGCCAATTATTTCGAGTGCTATTTCCTGCTCGGAAAGTTTTCATGGTAGTTAAGGTATGATCAACAAGTAAATGTGCAGCCTATGCACCTTCATAAATGAAGTCAACACGGCCAACATTAAAACTCAAACTTTAACTAAAGGCTTCAAATTATTCTTCACTGTATCCTTTTTCAGTTAAATGTATAGCCATAACTTCACGGTCACTTTAGCAAACTTCTTCAAACTCTAAAGTTGGAAAATCAATGTCAGCAAACTTGACAGTTGACATCCAAGCGTTAAATTCACTAGATTCAAGATAAGCAGTTAGTCAAATCTTATTAATTTCATTATTACTTTTAGCCATTATTTCATCAACAAGTTTGTCTTAGCCTGTTCTGATTGCAATACCAAGCA